AGGTAACGTGGTGTTAGCAAAAAACGGATATTTTATAACAAACATTTTGAGCGCAAAATTTATTTGCGATATGTCAGATGATGTTTTAGACAAGGTTGACCCCGCCACCATCGGACAATGCACTGGATTGAAAGACGCGAACGGAAAGCTCATATTCGAGGGGGATATATTGATAGTCAAGGGCAAAGTTTACCAAGTAGTTGAGCACATACAAAACTACAAGTGCAACGGGTTTACGTTCAGAATACTATACATGAAAACGGAGAATAACAACCGCGATACTCGTATATTGAGATTTGCCACTTTATCATTTCTCCCACATCCGACATCTGAAATCATCGGCAACATCCACGACAACCCCGAACTGATTACTGCGTAGAATGCGTCAAAAAATGAAGGAGGAAAAGATGTGCATGGAAGTGATGGGCACATATAAATTTATTAAAGGCGACTTATATCTTCTGGACATCGAAAAAACAGCAACCCCGGGAGAAGCAATTCAAAAACGGTTAACTGAAAACTGCTTTAACTGGTCAAGGTTATTCGGTAGTTCAGTCTATATGATAGAAACAGATGGTATCTCGCTGACTTACGAATACAATGGAATTTGCGATGGCTGGATTCACCTTAAAAAAGAGGCAATCAAATGGAAAGGACAATAAGCAATGAAATGTCGTAGCTGTAAAGAAAAAATAACGCATGTCAATTGCCACGTTTTTAACCGTTATGGCGGCGATGATTCTATAAAAGTTGGCATTCATGGCGGTGGCAGATGGGGTTGTTACTGTATAGCTGTTGCTAAAAGCGCAACAATGTTTGAGTTTGACGATAGCATTGACGAGTTTAAAGACAATATATCATGTCCGAAATGTCATAGATTTCCTTTTGGGAATGGTAGCGTATCCATACACGAATATGCTTCTGTGATTTTTGGCATATCAGATAAAAATGAGTTTGAGTAGGAAGCAACAAAGAAGCCCCTTGTCTACTGCAAATAGTCAAGGGGCGCAGGGAAAATGTTAGTTTTCGTTACAACATTTCGTTGGTTTTCGTTATTTTTCGTTGGAAATTGTTGGTTTTCGTTATGTAGGCAAAAAGGAGAAGGAAGACATGTTAGAAATGAATCGCTTGTATCACAAGGAGTTGTAAGCACATGACAAAGCAACGAGTCGCACAGTATAAAAAATTGCAATGTGAAATTGAAATGCTCGAAGAACGGATTGCTGACAGCAGAAACAGTGCCGAGTATGACATGGTGCAATCTGCAAGCAATTTCCCATTCAGCAAAAAGCCTGTAATAGTTAAAGGTATGGGTTCTAAATCTCTGCCAAAATTGCTTGAGCGCAGAGATAAACGAATTGCAGAATGCCTTGCTATTGAAGATTTTATTAACTCCATCGAAAACGGCATCATGTGGCAGTTGCTGACAAGGCGATACATAGAGGGCATGACACTGCAAGAAACCGCCGATAAGGTAGGTTACAGCTACGTCCACACGCGCAGACTAATAGATAACTTTTTTGAAAAGATGATACATGATGATCCATAATGATGTAGAATGATACATTTTACTTATGTTACAATCATGCTTGTAAAATTCTATATATAGCTGGCGGCTCGGTTTTGCACCGGGTCGTCATTTTATTCTGAAGGGAGGCTTTTGGCTTGAGCAAGCTCATTGATTTAACAGGGCAACGCTTCGGAGTGCTTACAATAATAAACAGAGCCGAAAATAGCAATAGCGGAAAGCCTAAATGGTTATGTAGGTGTGAATGTGGGAATACTAAAACATTATGTAGGACACATTTAACAATACACAAAAATGAAAAATGCACATGCAATCGTCATATGCACGGTCTGAGCAGAACTAGACTCTATTACATATGGCAAGGCATGATAAGGCGTTGTCATAATCCTAATGCTAAAGACTATCGTCACTACGGAGCAAGAGGTATATCGGTATGTAATGAGTGGAAAGAAGACTTTACTATATTTAGAGCGTGGGCATTTGATAACGGCTATGGCGATGAGTTATCCATTGACCGTATTGACGGCGATGGCAACTACGAACCATCGAACTGCCGCTGGGCTACCAAAGGAGTACAGACGACAAACCGAAAGACATCTGTAATAATTGAACATGATGGAAAAACAATGTGCTTAAAGGAATTAGCGGAGACAATCAAAGTTCCTTACTCAACGGTACGTGGTAAGTACAGAAATGGAATCACCATCGATGAAATAGTCTCTTACGCAAAACAGCAGAAAACTTAAAACTATTAACACAATCTATATTAACAAATGGTTGGACGCTATCGTTGGTCGTGCGACCGGACATGACTATCATTGACGGCTTCCATCGGTGGACGGTATCAGGCGAAGAACCACTGCGGTCAAAGCTGAATGGTAAAGTGCCAATCGTTATAGTAGACCATGCAGACGAAGCCGAAGACATGTATGGCACTATCACTCATAACAGAGCACGCGGCACACATCTACTCGAACCAATGAAAGCCATCGTCAAGAGACTCATAGACGACGGGAAAGATGTAAAAGAAATATCAAAACAACTGGGAATGAAACCGGAAGAAATATTCAGGCTTTCAGATTTTTCTAAAGATGAGTTCCTTGCCATGATGTGTAAGGACACAACCGCATACAGTAAGGCAGAAGCACTCGCATATATTTAAAGCACACGATAAAAAAATTACAACACCGCACGGGACAAGCGTTGCGCTCACACAGGAGCGCAGAGAGCACCTTGCCCCGTGCGCTATAAGGCTTATTAACAGAGAGACACATGCAACACATAGACAGACGCAGATAGGCAACCAAGTAAACCCGAAGCGCAAAAGAAAAGGTACTGTTCGGGTGAACCTCTCGACATGCGGCTGCTTCGACCCCAAAAACGGTCTATATACCAAGTCTTTTTTTCGGAAAAGTTTAATTGGAATCGCCTTTTACGGCATTGGAAAGGAGCATCTGATGGCAGCAAAAAAACCGAAAGATATTGCGACAATTCAAGATGGTGCGGTTTACATACACAGTGCGGGAACTCCAGTGTTTAGGAAAACTGCGGATATTTGTGCAATGACAGGAAAAAGCAATCAGTGGATAGGTCAGCTCACAAGTCAAGGCACAATAACAAAGCGCAATACACCATTTGGGCAGATGTTTGACGATGTTGCAACCTTGAGAGCGTACTGCACTTTGCTAGAGAGTCGTGCCAAAGAAGCCGCTGAAAAGGCATTGAGTCCGGAGTTTAAGGCTCGCAATGATGCGGAGATTAGTTTCAAAAGGTCAAAGGCTGTCAAGGCGGGGATGGAAGTAAAGGAACTCATGGGTAAAATGCACCGCATTGAAACCATAGAGGCTGTGTTCATGGAATTTTATTCTACAGTTCGCGGCGTAATGTTAGCATTGCCTGGACGCTTGGCGGTTGACATGGCGCCGGAAATGACACCTGCTGAGGCTTCGGAGCTTATACGTGCTGAAGTTTATCGAGGAATGGAAGAGTTAGCGAATCACGAGTTTGACCAAGAGAAATATGATGCTATAGTTCGGGAACGCATGAACTGGGATAAAATCGACGTCGAGAATGAGGTCGAGGATGATGAGGAATGAGTTAAGAAAAGAATTAAAGAAGCTCTATACACAAGTCTCAAAATCCCGGCATACGATGCTAAAACCGCCCGAAAATCTTACTGTTACGCAATGGGCGGAGAAACGCAGAATACTCTCTCCCGAAGCTTCCGCAGAACCCGGCTTATGGCGAACATCACGCACACCATACTTGAGAGATATCATGGATGCATTTACCGATACAAAAGTAAATCGCATTGTTTTTGTATCATCATCACAAATTGGCAAATCAGAATTCACAAACAATGTTGTTGGCTATATCATCGATGAGGATCCGGGTAGTATTCTTTTTGTTCATCCGACTAACGGTTTGGCAAAGGAATATTCAAAGTTGCGGATTGACCCAATGCTTAGAGACAGTCCGACACTAAGCAAAAAGGTAGTATCATCGAACAGGCGCGATAGCAGTAACACGATTCTCCAAAAGAAATATCCCGGTGGGATTCTTACACTATGCGGCTCACAGGAAGCGCACTCATTAGCATCAAAGCCGATCAGATATGTTGTCGGTGATGAACGTGACCGCTGGGCTAAGTCTGCGGGTAATGAGGGCGACCCTTGGATGCTGGCTATGGCACGGCAGATAACATTCTATAATGCAAAGGCAATTGAAGTTTCTACGCCAACGATAAAGGGCGCAAGTGCAATTGAGGACTCATACCTTGAGGGAACGATGGAAAGATGGAAAATCACATGCGCCCACTGCGGTGAGCAGCACGACATAAAATTTACAGATATCCGTTATGATAAAGAAGAAACAGTTATACATGGCAAGACACACTTTACCGTGACTGACATATGGCATGTATGCCCCGGTTGCGCTTGCGTGTCGACCGAACAGGAAATCAAGAAACGACCTGCGGAATGGGTTGCAGAAAATCCGGATGCTTACAATAGGGGCATCCGCTCTTTTTGGCTCAACTCTTTTGTCAGCCCATGGGCGACATGGGAGAGAATGATACTTAAATATCTGTATGCAATCGGCAATCCGGAGAAACTACAGACTGTTTATAATACCCTATTTGGTGAGCTTTGGGAGAACCGTGGCGACATTGAGGGTGAAGAAAGCCTTATGGCACGGCGTGACGATTATCCCAACCCTGATGAAGCCGATATGCCTAATGGACCACTTGTGCTTACGGCTGGCGTTGATACGCAAGATGATAGATTTGAATATGAAATTCTTGGACATGGTAATTTTGGAGAAACATGGGGAATTGAATACGGCGTCGTCATAGGTCGTCCTGATGATGAGAAGGCATGGGAAGAACTTGACCGACGCGTCTTTGATAGGGTTCTTCGTTTTGAAAGCGGCTTAGGACTGTCTGTTTCCATGAGTTTTGTTGACGAGGGCGGACACTTTACGCAGGATGTCCGGATGCAGTGCAGCAAACGAATTAAAAAAAATGTATTTGCGATTGCCGGTAGCAATAGGCACGATGCACCATATGCCACAGCACCGCGCAAACAGAAAATAGCGGCAATGCGAGAGGGTAAAAAAGTGATTGTCGGCTCATGTTGGCGCTATGATATTGGTGTTGACGCAGGCAAACAAATCATCATGGATAATCTGAAAGTGCAAACTCCCGGCTCACGGTATTGCCATTTTCCGAAACGTGATGATTACGGTCCTGCATATTTCCATCGGCTACTCTCTGAACGATTGGTATATGACAAAAAGAAAAAGAAGCCGTGGAGCTGGGTGAAGATTCCCGGACATGAACGCAACGAAGCACTTGATTGTCGCAACTATGCTCTGGCGGCAAGGAAAGTGCTATATGCGGATTTGGATGCTATAGCTGCGCGTCTTAAAGGGGGCGTGTCGGAAACGCAGACACAGAGCGTTGCAACTCCCCAAAAGCCAAAACCACAGGTCAAGCGCAGGGGTAAATCGACACTCAATAAGCATTTTGATGATTGGTAGGGTGCAAGTTTATGAATAAGGCGAAAAAGAAAAGAGTGCAACACCGCCTTGAATGGTGGTCAAAACATCTTGAAAGATTGATGGAAGCACATGTCGCTCTTGTGGAGGGCGGTGTCAGAAGTTTCAAAATCGAAAACCGCGAGTTGACGCATTTTGATATTTCAAGCCTGTTGCGAGATATCGCAGAAGCGGAAAAGAAAGTTGACGAACTCGAAGCAACGCTTGCGGGACATGGTACAAGAAAAATAGTGGGAGTGGTGCCGCGAGATTGGTGAGGGTATTCGCCCTGCGGGGACGTGTGGGCTTTACCACGGTCTATCCGGCAGGGTTTGGCTCCTTTCTCTGCCGGGCAGACCATATATTATAACTGGAGGCGATGGCTTTGGGATTATTTAATAGAAAAAACAAATCACCGAAAGCAAAAGGATATAGCGATGCCGGAGCAAGCACTGTGCGCAGAGCACTGAAAAGTTTTCTTGCAATGTCAGGCTCACCAAACGAGGACATAAATTCTAATAATTACACTCTGCGACAACGTGGACGAATGCTGTACATGGCGGCACCGGTGGCGACCTCTGCAATTAAGACCGTGCGCACAAAGGCTGTCGGCATTGGACTGGCACTGAAAAGCAGCATTGATTGTGATGTGCTGGGGTTATCGCCGGAAGCGGCTAATGAATGGCAAAAGAAAACAGAAGCCGAGTTTCGTATGTGGGCGTCGAAAAAAGAAAACTGCGATGCATTAGGCATTAACAATTTCGGGAGTCTTCAGCAGCTTGCTTTTTTGTCATGGCTCATGAGCGGCGATGTGTTTGTGCTAATAAAACGATATGAAGCTACTCCGCTAAATCCTTATACGCTGCGTTTACACATAATTGAAGCAGACCGTATAAGCACACCAAATGAATACAAAAATGGGGTTACGCATGTCCTGGCTACTACCGGAGAGAACGCGGTAAACAAAAATAAGATATATGACGGTGTTGAGGTTGATGGGAACGGAATGGTAGTTGCGTACTATATCCGCAATACATATCCTAATGAAATCACTGCTGTAGATGCCAAATGGACACGAGTTGAAGCATATGGCGATAAAACAGGGTTGCCCAACATCCTGCATATAATGAGTTCCGAGCGTCCCGAACAATATAGGGGCGTTACTTTTTTAGCACAAGTCATTGAACCGCTTTTGCAGTTACGAAGATATACCGAGAGCGAATTGATGGCTGCGTTAATACAAAGCTTTTTCACAGCATGGGTAAAAACCGAAAGCGACTTGACGGAACTGCCAATGGGCGAAGTCGGCGCCGGTGATGTCGCAGGCATATCCACTGAAAATCCTGTCGAAAGTGCTGAAGAAATATCCGGCGATGAAAATGAGCATGAAATGGGTCCGGGTAATATCCTGCATCTTGGTGTGGGTGAAAGTGTAGAGTTTGGTCAACCGAGCGCACCATCAACAGGCTTTGACGAATTTGTAAAAACATTGTGCCGGCTGATGGGTGCTGCGCTTGAGATACCGCATGATGTTTTAATGAAAGAGTACAATCGTACATATTCAGCATCGAGAGCCGCCCTGCTTGAAATGTGGGAAGTGGTCAGAATGTACCGCACATGGTTTGTAGACGATTTTACACAGCCTATTTACGAAACATTCCTTGCAGAAGCAGTAGCGACCGGACGGATAAGCGCACCCGGCTTTTTTGCCGATCCGCTTATCCGTGATGCATGGAGTGAAGCACGCTGGATAGGGCCGGTGCAAGGTCAGATAGATCCGTCGAAAGAAATCAAAGCTGCAATTATGACGGCAGACCATGCGTTCAAAACCCATGAGCAATTGACCACCGAATTAGGCGGCGGCGATTGGGAGGAAAATGTCGAACAGCTAAAACGTGAGAATGAAAAACTACGAGAAGCCGGAGGCGGTACCGTCATGACTTCTCTGCATGACGATAATGAAAAGGGGGAAAACTAAAATGCCTAATCCAATAGCTAACCTATTTGGCAGCAAAAACCAGCCGGTGAGCATCGAGCGCCAGTGCTACGCGATGGCAATGGTGAACGGCTCACACGCTGACATAACCATGTACGGCTATGTCGTAAGAAAACACCCGGTAGATTACAGAACCGGAGAAAAAATCAAGGGTGATTTTATTGCGCAGGACGTATTTATGGAAGACCTCAAGCATATTGAGAAAGCAAAGACTATCACAATCCGCATGAACAGCGTCGGCGGCGATGTGTACGCAGCACTCCCTATCCATAACAGGTTGCGAGAACTCAAAGCGGAAGTAACTGTAATCGTTGACGGTGTTGCAATGTCAGCCGCTTCGTTCATTATGTGTGCAGCAGACAAGGTCAAAGTAAACGCTGCAAGTCTCGTGATGATTCATAAAGCAAGCTTATTCTTTTTCTTTGAAGTGTTCAATGCGGATGAAATGCGTGAGCTTGCCGGCTTCCTCGATAAGGTTGACGAAACCATCGTGACTGCTTATGTGCGCAAAACGGGCATGAGAAAAGACGAATTGCTGACAATGATGGGTGATGAAACCTTTATGACTGGTGAAGAGGCGGTTGAAAAAGGCTTTGCAGACGAACTCATGGCGGACAGCAAGCCCCTCAATATCGCAGCATCTGCGGATAAGAGGACGCTTTTTGTCGATGGTCAAACACTGAACATCCCTGATTATTTCAAAAACTTTATGAAAAACATCCCAACGGTCGAACCGGAAGCGGATCCGTCCGCTACCGATAAGATAAAACAAAATCAGTCGGCTCAGTCCGGCGAAAGAAAGGTAGGCATTGTAATGGCAAACAATCTCAATGAGTTAAGGGCTGAAAACCCTGAGCTCGCAGAAACAATCATGGCAGAAGCTCGTGCCGCCGCTTCTGCGGCGCTGGGCAACGACACAAGCCAAGCCGCAGAGAATGAACGCAAGCGGTTACAAGAAATCGATGAAGTATCTGCGTTGTTCGATGCGGAAACCGTGCGCGAGGCTAAGTACGGTGAAAAAGCTTGTACAGCGCAAGAGCTGTCCCACCGCGCCGCACTCAAAGCAGCGCAGGAGGGCAAATCGTTTGTGTCTGATATGCAAGCAGACGCACAAGCATCCGGAGCGCAGGGTGTTGCAGCCAGCAATGGTGGGAACACCGATGATGTGGCACCGAAAACAGAGGAGCAGAAACAGGCTGATGCAAAATCAACGGTGCAAGCTGCGCTCGGAACAAAGAAGGAGGGCTAATCGATGGCTAAAGATTTGAACAGAAAAGTTGGCGACATGGAATTTGATGGTCTGATTACTGACCTGAATCCACCTGTGCAAGTGCGAGGTGGTGCGCTTTCAAGAGCAACAACCGCCACCGAGTATGCAAGGGGAACCATTCTTGCCATCCATGCGACAAATGGCAGGCTGTTTCCTCTGGGAACGCAAGGGCAGGGTACACTGACACCGCACTCCATCCTGTGTGACAATACAAAGGTTGGAACTGCAGGCGAGGTTAACACAACGGTTTACACGGCTGGGTGCTTCCATCCTGACAAAGTTACTGCTGCAGCCGGTTATACGATTAGTGAGACAGATTTGGACAATCTGCGTATGCGGAATATCGTGTTCAAGCTGCCTCACAAAGAAGCATAGGAGGATAATAAAATGACAATTGATTTACTTAGTACCTATATCATGATGGCTATTGTTGAAGAAATTATACCGGAGACATCGTTCTTCAAGGATAGATACTTCCCGACAACCGCCAGAGATATATTCAAAGCCGACAAAGTGCTTGTCGAGTATCGCAAAGCCGACAGGCAAATGGCAGCGTTTGTAGCTCCGCGTGCAGGCGACATTCCTGTTGATCGCAGGGGTTATGAAATTCACGAGTTTGCACCGCCTCATATTCTGCCGTCAAGACTTCTCACAGTTGACGAACTGAATCGACGGGGATTTGGCGAAGCGTTACTGGCAAAATCAACACAGGCAGAAAGAGCAATCCGAATCATACTTGAGGACATGAGCGATTTGGATAATCGCATTAAGCGCCGCGAGGAATGGATGTGCGCTCAGACGATGATAACCAATGGTTGCGAAATGCAGGAGTATGTTGACGCAAAAACAAAAGGAGAACTGTTGCGCATACAGTATTACGATGCCACCAGCGACCATGAGTACACTGTTGCAAACAGATGGAACTCTGCAAATGGCGGCTTCTTTGGAGATGTCAAGGCTATGTGCAAAGCGTTGTCCAAGCGGGGGCTGCAAGCAGCAGACCTCATACTTGGCTCACAAGCTGCGGATGCAATTATCGACATCCCGAAAGTTCGTGATTTACTCGATAATCGCCGCATGGAATTTGGCGCAATAGCTCCGAATTTGACAAGCTATCCCGGCGTCGCAACTATCGGCATTCTAAACTTTGGCGGCTTTAAGCTTACTTTGTGGGAAGTTGACCACGAGTATGTTGATGATTCGGGTGTTGCAAAACCGTACTTCCCGCCGACATCTGCAATGGTCACAGCTCCCGATTGCGGACATCTCATGTATGGTCAAATTACGCAAATCGATTTTGGAAGCGATGCCTTCTCGACTTATGCAGGTGTGCGCATTCCGAAACTGTCGGTTGACCAAGAGAAAGACATCCGAAAACTCAGACTCGGTGCGCGTCCGCTTGCTGCTCCAAAGAATTACTGTCCGTATATATATGCAAAGAATGTAGTCGCTTAGTGTAGCGGGAAAGGAGCTTATAATGAAAAACATAAGAGTAATCAAAGGCATTTACGGCTACAGGAAAGAGGGCTCAAATATCACTACACCAAAAGGAAAAACGGATCCGGCATTTGAAGTGTCGGATGATGAAGCAAAGCGCCTTGTCGAGCTGGGCGTAGCTGTTGTAGTTGACGAGCCAAGTGAAAACACAGACTCGACCGGCAATGCCGGTGCAGCTTTTACGCAATCTGCGTTAAGACGGATAAACAAAGCCGGGCTTGAAGCACTTGCTATAAGGCGCGGGTTGGATATCTCCGGAGCAACGAACAACAATGAGCGCGCGGACATGATATTCGCTGACATCGAAAAAGCAAAAGCGGACGGCAAGGAAATTGACGAGGACGGCTGCGACATCGAGGACGACACCAATAACAGCAGTGGCGGCACTGATGATGGAAAAGGCGGTGGCGCTGGCGATGGAAGCGGAAACGACACCGATGATGAGGACGAGGACGATGAGGACGAGGACGATGAGGACGAGGACGAGGAGGACGACACCAATAACGACGGTGAGCCACCTCCGAACCCGGGCGCGAGTCAGCCGGTGGGCTAATGGGCTTCAAGGACATGGTGGCGGCTGCAAACAAAAAGGTGTTTCTTAACACAGATAAGTTTGCAGAGAAGCGTACAGTCAAATACAACGGCAATATCTATACCGACATTCCCATCATACTGGCGAAACTCCAAGAGACTGACAAACCTGTAACAACTGGACAAGACGGCGGTGTGCAAGGATTATTCAGGGTGTCTGCCGTCTTGCATTGCGCTCAATCAGACATCGAAGGAGCGGAACCGGAGCAAGGAATGCGTATTAGTGTCAATCATCAGGAAGGCGGCGATGGTTTTTTTTCAGATTATACCATCGTAACATCGTCCTGTGATATGGGAATGATTCGATTGGAACTGGGGGCGATTGATGAATGAGCATTTCTGTACATGAAGTCGGCACTTATAATCTCGACAGAACTATAAGTCTCCTTGCAGGCATACCGCAAGGAATAAACAAAGCTGTTTCTTCAGCCCTTAAAAGAGCCGGCAACAAAGCAAAAACCGAAGCCGGAACACTTGCTGCACGAGAGTACACCTTGTCCAAAGGTGAGTTCATGAAGCGCGTTGAAATGAAAACCGACATCAGTGAGAGTGGTGGAAGCTTAATTTCAATGAATATTAACTTCCGAGGCAATGTTATACCACTGATAATGTTCAAGGTTAAGTACGGAAAAAACAGCATTGTTCACGCTCAAGTAAAAAAGAGCGGCGGAGGTGAAATTCACTCAGCATTTGCTGCTCGTGTGTACGGCCCTCTAAGGCTATTTGAGAGAGTCGGAAAGGCAAGACTTCCTGTAGAGCAGAAGTTTGGGCCGAGCGGAGCACAGATGATGGCTGAAGAGGGCATTGTCGAACTGATGACTGAAACCATCCAGGAATCATTTGACGAACGGCTTGAGCATGAAGTTTGGCGGCTGCTCAGCGGAGTAGGATAGGAGTATAGGGATGACAAAAAGAGATTTGCTTGTGGTACTCAAAAAATTTACCGAGGAAGCGACCAAGGACTTAATCATGCCTGTGCGCCTGCAGAAGGGTGACACCAAAGAACCGGAGCCTAGAGCTGCGGACGTGTATC